TACCTGCCACGGGGTGGAACTATAGTATACTATAGGTATACCCTGTGGTTTAACCTGTTGTAGATTAACCTAACCAGAGGGTATACTAATATGCTAACCAAGTTTATCTTTGTCCTGTCTATCATTACGAATCAGGGTGACCTAGAGATGAAAGCCTTTGATGTGGAGCAGTGTCCAGATAAGAAACTTTTTACTGCTGAGATGACTAAGCTGAAGCAGGAGGGGCAGTTCATTAACTGGCAAGCTCTGTGTCTTGATCGTGGTGCTAAGACTGAGGCTATCAACTATGAGAAATCCGCGCTGGCGGGCCGCACATGATCAAGCCTGACATGATACCGAAGGAATGCTTCGTGGCGTATCAGCGGGCCTTTAAGAGAGGTGGTGGAGTTGGAGACGCCATCGCCGCCGCTTTGAATGCGTGGCCGGGAGTGTTCCTGTACCCAATGAACAAGACCCGCCTCATCCTCCCCCTACCGCAGGAATCACGCGATGAATAACAAGAAACTGATGGTTGATCCACCTGATGGGTGGAGGTACAACTTCCCAAAGGTATGTCCTAAAGAACACCAGCACAGAATACTTGACTGGGTTGTAGAATCAGGCTATCCCAAGGAAGAGATAGAGAAGTTAGGTAAGCACTTCTATGTCAGATGTTGGGAGATAGAATGATAGATGCGTTGTAGTATTTGTAATAAGGATTGTCCTGATGGGGAGATCCGAATAGAGAAGAGGAACGGAAGGATACAGTTCTCACCTTGCAAAGAATGCTCAAGTGTAATACAAAGAACAGTCCTAATGAAAGATCTAGAGGATGAAGAAACACCTACCGTGCCCTTGTGGGACATCGAGTGATGGCCTCTACGATTACGGTGATCACCAGTATTGTTTCGTATGCAGCAAGTACTTCAAAGGAAGTGAAGAGATGACGAACATGAGTAACACACCCGTGCTTATGCGGGGTGACGTAGCTCCTATCCCTGACAGGAGGCTGACTCAGAAGACAGTAGAGTTCTTCCGTGTCCTTCAGCAGGATGGTAAGCATATGTATCCTTACTACAAGGATGGCAAGCTTATCGCTGTAAAGACACGGCTACCTGACAAGGCAGGGTTCCCTTGGTCTGGATCACCGGGACAGGTGGAACTCTTTGGACAGAACCTGTTCCCTCAGGGTGGTAACACAGTTACTATTGTCGAAGGTGAGCTTGATGCACTCTCTGCATACCAGATGCTGAATGAACCTGTCGTATCTGTATGCTCTGCGTCTACAGCAGTATCAGATCTGAAGCGTAACTACGAATGGATTAATTCTTTTAAGAAGATTGTCTTTGCCTTTGACAATGACAAGGCAGGGCAGGAAGCACAGGCGAAGTGTGCTAGTCTCTTTGATCCCAAGAAAGTAAGGATCATGAAGCTGGCTCAGTACAAGGATGCTTCCGATTACCTTGTTAATAACAGCATCAAGGATTTCTATGAGCAGCACAGAACAGCAGGACCGTTCACCCCTGATGGCATTGTATCCGGGGCAAGCATCTATGATCTACTCAGAACAAAGCCTGAGTATGACTCTGTTAACTACCCGTGGGATGGTGTCAATGACTATACCTATGGACTCAGGACTGGAGAACTTGTTACTGTCATTGCTGGAACAGGTGTTGGAAAGACACAGTTCCTCAGAGAACTAGTCTATGGTCTGCTGCATAACACGAAAGCAAACATTGGAGTCCTGTTCTTGGAAGAACCTATCCGTGACACTGGCCTTGGGTTGATGTCTGTCCATGCTAATAAGCGTCTGTATCTACCTGATGCAGAGTACACAAAGGAGGAGTTCGATGATGCGTATCAAGCAACGGTTGGGTCTGGCCGTATCTTTCTGTACGACAGCTTTGGTTCCAACAGTATTGATCGCATCCTTGGTACTATCCGCTATCTTGTCCGTGCACTTGATTGTAAGTATGTCATACTGGACCACATCAGTATTGTGGTCTCAGATCAAAGCAATGGAGATGAGCGTCGAGCCTTAGATGAGATTGCTACGAAGCTGAAGACACTGACGGTTGAGTTATCTGTCTGCATCATCATGGCTGCACACTTGAGGAGGCAACCGAATGGACAGTCGCATGAAGAAGGTGCTACTGTTAGCCTTAGTGATATTCGTGGGACTGCCGGTATTGGTCAACTTAGCAATATCATTCTTGGTCTTGAGAGAAATACTCAGGCCGACGATCCAGCAGAGCGACACATCGTGCGAGTGCGAGTAGTAAAGAACAGGTTCAGTGGTATGACTGGACTTGCTACACACCTCAGGTACCAGACAGAATCTGGTAGGCTCATCGAAGAGCAGCCTGATGAACCAGTCAACAGTGAAGGAGCAGAAGATGACAGGGACTAAAGTTCTTATTCCTATTTACGTAGACCTTTACCTCATGGAAGATGGTGTAGGTATCTACGTTAGTACAGAGAGTGATGGGTTTCAGGAGAAGATTGTTTCATTCAATGATCTGATGAAGGATTACCTATCGATGTATCATGTACCTTCTGATCCTCCAACAATGCACGATGAGGATAGAGAAAAGATCCTTACACTGATTAACAACCTTCTCTCTGCCATTGATTACCTGAGAAAGCTTGAGCATGACACACCAACTTGGAACAAGAATCGTATGGGATATAGAGACTGATGCACTTGATGCCACTAAAATTCATGTCTTGGTTGCAAAGCTTGTTGACCAAGAAGGATACTACATCTTCAGAGATGCAGGAAAGTTCAGAGAGTTTTACTTACTCCACGACAATGCAGAATGGATCGGACACAACAGTATATCCTTCGACTCTGTTGTCCTGTCCCGTCTGTGGAACGTCACTATCCCTGTCTCAAGACAATCCGATACTCTTGTCATGTCCCGGTTGTGGGAGCCAACTCTTGACGGGCACTCACTCGAAGCATGGGGTAACCGTGTCGGTGAAAACAAGATCCAATTTCAAGAGTTCTCCGAATACTCAGAAGAGATGAAGATCTATTGCAAGCAGGATGTCAAGGTAACGGAGAAAGTGTATAAGACTTTGGTAAAGAACCTTAAGGGTTTCTCACCTGAGTCTATCCGTCTTGAGCATTCAGTGCAGCATATCATCGCAGAGCAGACAAGGAACGGATTCCTCTTGGACAAATCAGTAGCGATGGAGATCTATACTGGTGCACTGCAAGAGGCTAACCGTATTGAGAATGCTATCGTGCAATACTTCCCTCCTATTATAACAGAGCGTTACTCTGAGAAGACAGGTAAGAAACTGAAGGATCATGTCGAGTACTTCAACCTTGCCTCTCCTACCCAGATTGTAAAGAGACTTGATGAACTGGGATGGAAGCCAACTGTTCCTACCAAGACAGGTAAGAGTTGGAAGATCTGTCAGGAAAACCTTGAGACTATTCCTGACAAGATGCCAGACGGTAGTGATATGCCTGAGTGTGTCAAAGACTTGAAGAGGTGGAAGATCCTTGAAACAAGATGGAAGACTGCTAAAGACTGGCTCGACAGAATGGACGGAGATGGTAGAGTCCACGGACAAGTTATCGTTCCCGGTACCGTCACACACAGAGCCAGCCACCAAAACCCCAACATGGCTAACATCCCCTCTATCACCACAGAGCGAGGCTTATCTGGCTTATTTGCGTATGAATGCAGACAAGCTTGGTCTGTCCCCGGAGGCTTTAGTCTGGTTGGAACGGATGCTTCGGGAATACAACTTCGTGTACTCGCCCATTATATGAATGACCCTGAGTATACCAAGACATTGCTTGAGGGGGACATCCATACCTTTAACAAGAATGCACTGGGTGAGTTCTGCAAAGACAGGCCGACAGCAAAGACATTCATCTATGCTTGGCTGCTTGGTGCAGGACAGGCTAAGGTGGCACAGATTCTAGGCTGTAGTGTCAAGCAAGCGGGTGATGCAATGGATAACTTCCTCAGGAGTATTCCTGCACTGAAGGAACTGAAGCGTAAGGCTAGCATGGCAGCACAGCGTGGCTATCTTGTCAGCCTTGACGGACGTAGGATCAAGATAGAGTCTGAGCATAAGTCTCTGTCTGTCTACCTCCAAGGTGGTGAGACAGTTATTATGCGACTGGCTAATGTCTTCTGGTACAACAAAGCAAAGAAGGAGAAGATAGATTTTAAACAAGTTGTTTGGGTACATGACGAATGGCAGACGGAGGTGGAAGAAACCAGAGCAGAAGATCTTGGAAGACTACAAGTACAGGCCATCAGGGATGCAGGATCATACTTCAAGATGAACTGTCCACTTGATGGTGAATACAAAGTCGGTAAGAACTGGGCAGAAACCCATTGACAATACCAGACGATATGCTAATATATGACTACGACTATCTGAAAACCCTTATGGAGACTACACGAATGGCTAATTCGAAGACTGTTACTGGTGAGTTCCGCACCAAGGTTTACTTCGCCCATGTCCAAGAGCCGTCCCAGTACGGACACTACGAGGTTAACATTGCTGTTACCCCTGAGATTGAGAAGACACTCATCGATCTCCAGCTTGATAAGAAGATCAAGGATGGCAAGGAACGTATCAACGATGGTGGTAAGTATCTCACCCTGCGTAATGCTGCCGTTGATCTGAAGGGTTTCGAATCTGAGATGATCGTGATTGATCAGAACGGTAAGAAGACGAAGGAGCTTATTGGCAATGGCTCTGAGTGCATTGTCTATTGGCGCTCGTATGTGATGCCCAAGTATGGCAAGGTCATCAAGTTTGGTAAGATGATTGAGTGGGATGAGGAAGGTAAGAAGAAGAAGTTTGGTGCCATGAAGGTGCTTGAACTTGTCTCCTATGCCAAGCCTAACGAGTTCGCTGATGCTATGGAGGACGATGAAGATCCGTTCCCCAAGTCTGCTGAGCTTAAGCCTAAGTCTGCTTCCTTTGAGATTGAAGCATGAACTATCCAACTGATCCCCTAGACTACTGGGATAAGGATCAGGTTGTACAGAAGGGGGATGCTGTTGAGGCTCCCCCTCACTACAACTCTGGTGCCATCGAATGTATCAGCTATCTTAAAGATAACATGCCATTCGATAACTACCTTGGATACCTTGAGGGTAACTGTAAAAAGTATCTTCATCGTTGGAGGTACAAGAAGAAGCCTCTGGAAGATCTCAAGAAAGCACAGTGGTACCTCGCCCGTCTTATAAAGGAACTTGACAATGGACATCGATAACTACCAGAATGCTGCGCTTGATACTCTGATGTACAACACTGAAGAGCATCTCACCTATGGTCTTGCAGCAGAGGTTGGTGAGATCATGAGCCTGATGCAGAAGCTTGCCCGTCATGACCCGCGCTACTGGGCAGAGGACGATGAGTTCTTCGGAGATTGTACTCCTCTGTTTAAAGAGAAGATCTTCTCTGAGATGGGTGATGTCCTCTGGTATCTCTCTTGTCTCGCCAACTATCATGGCTTCCCTCTAAGTGCAGTTGCCCAACACAATCTGGAAAAGTTGGGCAAACGTAAGACAGAAGGTAAGATCCAAGGTGATGGTGACAATCGATGATGGTTATCTTCTCAAGGGATAACTGTCAGTGGTGCGACAGAGCTAAGGAACTTCTCATCGAAAAGGAAGAAGACTTCATCGAGTTTATTATTCCTGATTGCTCTGAGATCCTTACCTTTATGAAGTACAACAATCTTAAGACAGTCCCTCAGGTGTACCTCGACGGGAATCTTATCGGTGGATATCAAGAACTGGAGGCATACTTTGCCAAGCATTAATACGTTGACTGAGGATATCTATCGTCTCCTTGAGAATGGTACTGACGAAGACATTACTGAGAAGACAAAAGAGTTTGGTGAGCGCATTGGTTGGCTCATCAATGACAGGCTCAAGACTAGACAGGAGAAGCGTACTCTCCGTATGTCTAACATTGGTAAGCCTGACAGGATGCTCTGGTATGAAGTGCGTGGCTCTGTTAACAAGGAAGAGTTTAATGGACCGACATACCTTAAGTTCCTTTATGGTGATCTTATTGAAGAAGTGGTACTCTTTCTCGCTGAACTGTCAGGTCACTCTGTGTCAGATCGGCAGCGAGAAGTTACTGTCGATGGTATTGTTGGTCACATTGATGCTGTCATTGATGGTGTCCTCATTGATGTAAAGTCTACATCACCCCATTCGTTCAAGAAATTCAAGGATGGTACACTCAGAGAGGATGATCCGTTTGCGTATATCCCTCAGTTGTCTGGCTACCTTCAGGGTACTGGCATGGACAACGGTGCATACGTTGCCGTAGACAAACAGAATGGTAACGTCTGTGTCATGCCTCTTGAGGATACTGACACGGTTGATATCCACTCTAGGATCTCCCATATTAAAGAAGTTGTACAGCAAGAGACACCACCTGAGCGTTGCTTCCAGCCTGAACCTATGGGTAAGTCTGGTAACCTGAAGCTTCCTGCTGGTTGCTCTTACTGTCCGTTTAAACTGGAATGTTGGAAGGATGTTGGACTTCGTAAGTTCTTGTACTCCGCTGGTCCTGTATGGATGACACACGTTGAAAAAGAACCGGAAGTCCCAGAAGTCGAAGCCTAAGCTTAACGACTCACCTCGACGGTGGAGAGAGATAAAGAAAAAGTATGGACTCACCAAAGAGCAATATACAGAGATACTTAGTGTACAAGGAGGTTGTTGCGCAATTTGTAGGAGAAGTCCTGAAAGGATACGTCCTAGAAGGAACCTTGCAGTCGATCATAATCACACCACCGGAGAGATACGAGGACTTCTATGCTATAGATGTAACCATGTCCTTATCGGAAGACTCCTCAGAGATGACGTAGACATGGCAAGGAGATTATATTACTACCTTCTAGAGTCAACCACATACGGTAAAGTTCCTACCCTTAGCTCAGCCGGATAGAGCATCTGCCTTCTAAGCAGAGGGTCACACGTTCGAGTCGTGTAGGGTAGGCCAAGCCCGGTTAGTTAAATGGGATAACAGTTGATTTGTAATCATCAATCGCGGGTTCGATTCCTGCACTGGGCACCACTCTTTCTAGTGTTAACATCAACAGCAAACGCAGCAACAGCTTCATGGTATGGACCGGGATTTCATGGTAAGCGTACAGCAAACGGTGAACGATTCAATAGGCATGCTTATACTGCTGCCCATCCTAACCTTCCTTTTGGGTCTGTCGTTAGGGTTTGCCGCAAATCCAATTGTGTCACCGTCAGGATCAATGACCGTGGACCGTTCATCAAAGGGAGATCTATTGACTTGTCTGAAGCAGCCGCAAAAAAGATCGGTTGCAAAGGTGTATGTCGTGTCGAGATAACTGTCTTAAGGAAAGGGAAACGTAAATGAAAGATTATCAGAATGACTACAAGACAATGTATGAAGATCTTCGGTCACTTGTTCGTTTGTACTTTGAAGTAAAGAACGATGACGGTACCGGCTATGAAGACGAAGATGAATGGTTGGAAATTCTTGAAAACACAGAACTTGATATCTGTGTACAGGTTGGTCTAATTGATTGGGACGAAGTAAATGAAGACTCATCTGATTATCCCTGACCCTCATGCTGCACCTGATGAGGATCTGTCTCGGTTCACCTACCTTGGTAAGCTCATTGCCAGTGTCAAGCCTGATGTAGTTATCTGTATTGGTGACTGGGCTGACATGCCTTCGCTCTGCTCCTACGATAAAGGTACGAAGGGATTCGAAGGACGTAGGTACAGGAAGGACATTGAAGCTTCGTCTCTTGCACAGGAGATGATGTTCAAGCCTATTAAAGAGACAAAGAAAAAGCTTCCTCGCTTTATCATGACAACAGGAAACCATGACTATGCTAGGATTGAGAAAGCTATCCAGAAGGATGCTGTCTTGGATGGAACCATCTCCGTACAAGATCTACAGTACGAAGACTTTGGTTGGGAAGTTTATCCTTTTCTGGAACCTGTTGAAGTCGATGGTGTATATTACGCTCACTATTTCCCAACGGGCGTCATGGGTAGAGCTACAAGCGGTGAGCATCAAGCCTATACATTGCTCACTAAACAATTCGTCTCCTGCACGCAAGGTCACACTCACACTAGAGATTTCGCAGAGAGGACTGGACCTGATGGACGAAGACTTCTGGGTCTAGTCTGCGGTTGTTACATCGATAGGATACACGAATACGCTGGTCAAGCTAACAAGATGTGGTGGCCGGGAGTTGTCATTAAAAGAGGAGTTACCCAAGGTATGTACGATCATGAGTGGATCAGTCTTGAAAGAATCAAGAATGAGTTTCGAACTTAAGCAACTTATCCTTGACAGGTTTTCTCTACTGGAACTAGTCGAAGCACTTGACTTGGACCCAGAAGAATTTTATGATAGATTTGAAGACATCATCATTGAAAGATTGGACAAGCTAAAAGAGATTGACAATGGGTTACAAAAGGAAAGTCTTTCAGAAGAAGATTAAACAGCGTAACCCTATAGCACGGGAACTTTCGGAGGATGCTAGGTATCACCAGAGAATAAAAGAATCAGACAAAGACTACGCTAGGAAAAAGATAAGGGTAAAAGATGTATACGAATACGATGAAGAATCTTCCGACTGACTACCAGACTTTCATTGCTACCTCTCGGTACTCTCGGTGGATTGAAGAAGAGAACCGCCGTGAGTCTTGGGAAGAGACTGTTGACAGGTTCATGGAGCATGTCGTTGCCAATAAGATTGGTTACGATGAACGTGATACTTATGGTGAGATCCGTAATGCTATCCTCAACCTTGAGATCATGCCCAGTATGCGTGCAATGATGACCGCTGGCAAGGCTCTTGAGCGTGATAACACCTGTGCTTATAATTGTTCCTACCTCCCTGTCGATGACATGAAGTCATTCGATGAGGCTATGTTTATCCTGATGTGTGGTACTGGTGTCGGCTTCTCTGTCGAGCGTCAGTACGTCAGCAAGCTGCCTGAAGTGCCTGAGAAGATGTTCGACTCTAACACCATCATCTCTGTCTCTGATAGCAAGGAAGGTTGGGCTAAGGCTCTTCGTCAGCTTATCTCTCTGTTGTACTCTGGTGAGGTACCTAAGTGGGATATGTCTAAGGTCCGTCCTGCTGGTTCCCGATTGAAGGTCTTCGGTGGCCGTGCGTCTGGTCCTGAACCTCTTGACCAGTTGTTCCGATTTGTTGTCTCTATCTTCAAGAATGCTAGTGGCCGTAAGCTTAACAGCCTTGAGTGCCATGACATTATGTGCAAGATTGGTGAGGTTGTCGTAGTCGGCGGTGTCCGTCGATCTGCTATGATCTCTCTGTCCAATCTCTCTGATGACCGTATGCGTCATGCTAAGACAGGACAGTTCTGGGAGACAAACCCACAGCGTTCACTTGCTAACAATTCCGTTGCTTATACTGAAAAGCCTGATGCAAGCACGTTCCTGCATGAGTGGACTAGCCTCGTTGACTCTGGTACTGGTGAGCGCGGTATGTTCTCCCGTGTCGCAGCACAGAAGCACTCTGCTAAGAACGGTAGGCGTGATCCCAACCATGACTTCGGTACTAACCCTTGCTCTGAGATCATCCTCCGTCCGTATCAGTTCTGTAACCTGACTGAGGTTGTTGTCCGTGCTACGGATAGGCTTGTTGATATTGAGCGTAAGGTTAAGCTGGCTACTATTCTTGGTACTATCCAAGCTACGTACACACACTTCCCCTACCTCCGTAAGATCTGGACTAAGAACACGGAAGAGGAACGACTCCTTGGTGTTAGCTTGACAGGTATCATGGATCATGATATCCTGAATGGTGCTAACCCTCATGGTAATCTTCCTATTGCTCTAACTGCGCTGCGTCAGGCTGCTATTGACACGAATGCTGAATGGTCTACCAAGCTCGGCATCCCTCAGTCAGCAGCTATCACCTGTGTCAAGCCTTCTGGTACAGTGTCTCAGCTTGTTGACTCTGCCTCTGGTATCCACCCTAGGCACAACTCCTATTACATCCGCCGTGTTCGTGGAGACAACAAAGATCCGATTACCCAGTTCATGAAGGACATGGGTATTCCTAACGAGCCTGACATTATGAAGCCTGATAATACAACTGTCTTCTCTTTTCCAGTGAAGGCTCCTGATGGTGCATTGACTCGACACGATCTCTCAGCAGAAGAGCATCTCAACCTCTGGAAGATCTATGCTGAGTTCTGGTGTGAGCATAAGCCTTCGATTACTGTCTCTGTAAAGCAGGACGAATGGGTTGATGTTGGTGCTTGGTTGTACAGTAACTTCAATATTGCTTCTGGTCTTAGCTTCCTACCACACTCTGACCACATCTATAAGCAAGCACCGTATGAGGACTGCACCAAGGAAGAATACGAGACACTGCTAGCTAAGATGCCAGAGTCTATTGATTGGTCCCTGCTCTCTGACTACGAGACAGAGGATGGTACCAAGGCAAGCCAGACTGTTGCGTGTACTGCTGGTGCCTGTGAGATTGTGGATCTCGTATAATGGACAACGACGATAAAAAGATTCTCAAACTCATCAACAAAGAAAAACCCCCAGAGGATAATACTCCGGGGGTTACTCCTAATGATTTGATCAAGGAGTCAGTCGATAAGTATGATGATATTATTATTGTCGGCTGGAAGGATGACCACTTCAAGATCTCTTGGTCTGAAGGGTACTCACCAGAGGAAGTCTACGTCCAGCTAGAACTAGCCAAGGTAAGACTTCTAGACAAGTTGTATCAGTTCTAGTTATCTCTTCTTTCTTTTAGTGACGCCTACCTGTTCCTGAATAGGGATACCAACAGTAAGACCTGATGGTTGCCATCCCTTATCAGGAGCAGGGGCGTCAATACCACTCGTAGAAGAGGGCTGCTTCGGTGCAGTAGGCTGGTTATAATACTTACCAGAACGGACATCCTGCTGGAAGCTCTTCTCATAATAGTTATAATCTTTACCGCCAGCACGAATTGTCTGATCAGGAAACATAGCTGAAGAAATAGCAGCAAGTGGGTTTAGACCCTGCTTAACATTAAAAGAAAGTCTCTTTGCAAGTTCCTGACCAAAGTTATTTTCTGTCTTGTTAGCAGTACCTGATGTATTTGTAACAGGCTTTACATTAGCAAAGCGTTCATCTACAATAGTCTGCTTCTGCTCCTTAGAAGCATTCCGAATATCAGCAACAGTAGCCATTACTTATTACCTTTCTTTTTAAATAGACTAAGGATACTCTTCTTAGGTCTAAACTTTGCGCGCTCGTATTCCTCAGTTCTGTTTCTTCTAACAGCTTCTTGGAACGTCATTCCCTTAGCCTTTCTCGGTGCCGCAGCAGAAGCCTTAGCTGTCTTTTTAGCATCCTTACCAGCCTTCTGGTTAGCCGCAAGATTCTTTTCCTTGAATGTCTTAGCCTTTTGGGTACCCTTATACGAAGGGACATCACCAAAGTAAGAGTCACTTCTCTTCACACCCATAGACGGAGAAGACGAACCCTGACGCCTTTCAGGACCACCACCAGTAGGTTTAAAAGGACCAACTGGTGAAGTGTATACGCGCCTTGATCCAATCTTAGGTCTTTCAGGACCAATAGGCTGTGCATACTTCTTCTTCAGAGACTGCACTGACTTATCAGAACCCGGACCAGCCTGACCACCTGTCTTGTAACTCATGAAAGACGGGTCTACAATAGCACCAACAGCGCCAATAAGTCTAGCAACACCAGTTCTTACAAGTGAACTAGCCGACGAACCTGTAGCTACAGGAGGCTTAGCCTTGATCTTGCCAGCTCTGCTGTCCTTCAAGATCCTCTCTCTTGCGCTACCCTTCTCGATATCCTTAGCTGGTCTAGGCTGCTTATCCTTAGCCTGAGCCTTAGCCTTCTTTCTCATCTCCTGAGCAGACTTCCTAAGCTGTCTCTGCTTACCTTCGATGAGAAACTTTGCTCTTGCCCCAGTAGGCTTAAGATCTTTTGCTGGTCTAGCTTCTGCCATTTTACTTACCCTTCTTCTTAGCCATAGGCTTCTTCATTGTCATAGACTTCTTCATCGGTTTCTTATAGATCTGACCTTTACCCGGCATAACAGAACTCCTTCTTAAATCACCAGTGTTACTTGTTTTCATCATTTCTTTTTAGCTGTCTTAGCAGCTTCCCTAAAGGCTTTATCAGTGGGTGCGCCTTTCTTACCCTTTTTCCTCATCTTCTTACCAGCCTTACGCTTGGCCCAGATGTTAGCGTAAAGACCCTTTACCATTTTACTTTATCCGCCCAGTAAGCAGCAGACATCTTACCCTTACTGATGTTCTTGGCATGTCTAGCCTTAAAAGATTCTCTACGCTTACGATACGATGCAGACTCACCTTCCTTCTTCGGTGAACCAGATACACCCTGCTGACCAAACCTGATAAGCTTGACTTTGCTACCTTCCTTAGCTAGTACAGCATGAGACTTACTAGCATTCGGGGTTCTCTTCGGCTTATTATAGCCAGCAAACTTTTCACCTCTGTATTCGATAGCCATCACTTTCTCCTTGTTGTCTTCTTACTCTTAGGAGTAGCTTTCTTGGCGGATTTCTTACCCATATCCTTATCGATTTCTTCGACACCAGAAATCTTACGCTTTTCTTTCATGGCATAGAAGACAGACTCTGCATCCTCGCCATACTGCTTCTTCAAAGCAGCCATAATCTTTTTACCTTTACTTGTTAGCGGCATTAGTTTTTCCTCTAAATTGAGTAAACAATTTGATAGGGTCTTTATAATAGAACCCTTCCCAAGTTGTCTTTAATGATGGGAGATATTGTGTTACGTTGTTCCTAAGATCTGCACCTAGATCTCTGCCCCACTTTCTTTTGTAGTCACTCTGAGCCAGTAGCCAAGCAGCCTTATCCTGATTAGCAGGGCTGAAATCCTTTAGTTCAGGATACAACTTCTGTAGTCTTCTCCAAGTAGTACCGACAATCTGATACCTACCAGCAGCAGTACTTGGACCCTTCGAAGTTCTAAGTCCAATAATGTTAGGATGCTTAGAGAAATCAGAGAAGTACGCTGGTGCCCCTTGCTTACCAAGGCCAACAATAATGTTGTACCCCTTAGAGGAGTTCGTACCCTCTGCCACAGAGATTGTATTTAAGAAAGCTGCAATCTCTGGTGTAACCCAATCACCAACAGGAGAAGCACCCGGACTATCAGGGATACTAGTAGGACTAGGGTTCTC